GGTGGTGGCGCTAAAAAAAGAATTATTATATCACAAGATAAATTAACAGGAAAAACAGATGATATTGCCAATATATATATAAGATTAAAAGTGTATGCCCTAGTTGGAACAGCAAGAGATACATGGACTTTTAACGAAGGACTTGCAAATGAAATAGTATATAATATGCCTACGCCTTGGTATACAGATGAAAAAATTAAAATATCATATGATGTAAAAGGATGGTCAAATTCAGATTATACAATTGATGCGGATACAGACCCTCATGCAATTGGTTCAATTCCTGCAGTTATTACAAGTGATAATTTAGATACTCCAAATATGGATATAGAAACTAATGAGCAAAATTCAACTACAGGTTGGTTTACAGAGTTAGATGTAAATGCAACATTTGAAGAAGGAATGACAGGTTTAGCTGGCCCAATAGGAAATGAGGGGCAAGATGGTTATCCAAGAAGATATATAAGTTGTATAGTTGAAAAAAATATAAATTATTCAGACTCCTTAATAAGTAAAGATAATAATTTAATGCTCGATATATCTTTAGATACAGAAAACTTAGCAACTAATGACCATAGAACTAGAGGTGATATAACATATGGTGAGCCTATTGAACAATCTTCAGGAGAAGTTATGGAGCCAACCCAAAATCCTCCAAATCATGTTTATACTCTTGCAAGTGGAATTAGTGCTTTACATATTAATATAGAAGAATGTAATATTGATTTTCATTCTGGTTCTACAACAAATTCTACAGGTATCTCAGAAGATGATGTTGGAGTATATTTTACATTTACTGATTCTATTGGTACTGATGATATAGCTGATTTCTTAACATCTAAC